GTGTCAAGCCAATTATCTCCTATTTTTGATTCTAATAATAATGGTACATTAAAGTCTATTCCAAACTCGTTGTTTATAATACTATTTATGTCTTGATTTATAGTTTTCAAGATGAACACAACTTTATTTATTTCATCAGGGTGTACATCAATAACTATTGAATCGTGTACTGTGTTTACAATACAAGACTGTAATAATTCTAATCTATTTTCTATGTGATGAAGAATCAAAGGCACTATGTCTGCAGTTGCAAAGCTCTGCACAGGATAGTTCTTTATCTGTGTAAAGTGTGACACAGAGCCATTCATTCTTCTCTCTACATCAGGAAAACTAAACTGTCTGCCTGATGGTGTTGTAATACTACGCTTCTCTAAAGCCTCTTTAGCCAATCTGGAATGCCAAAGTGCGATGCCTTTGTACTTTTTCGTGAAGTCTTGATAGTATTTCGCTTCTGCTTTCGACCTACCGAACCCTGTCGCACCATACAACGGAGCAAAGGTATGTGCTTTAGCATCCTGCCTAGTAGTGTGCTGACCTGATTTCGTAATGACGTTAGCCGTGTACGTGTGAACGTCAAATCCCGTTTTGATTTCATTAATCGCTACCTCATCTTGTGATAAATAGGCTGCAGTTCTAAACTCTAACTGTGCAAAGTCTGCTTCTAGAATCTTGCCACCTGTCCAACGTGAAACAAATACCTTCTTTACAGGAAACGTGCCACCTCTAGGCATATTCTGCATATTGGGGTCTGCTCCACTAAACCTGCCTGTTGCAGTTCTATGTTGTAACAATCTAACATGAAGCATACCATCAGATTTAACGTGTGCCTTGATGCCTTCAACAAAAGAAGATAGATAACTATCTAAGGCAGATAATCTCTTCAGGTCTTGAAGAAACTGACTAGCTTCCGTCATGTTGTTACGTTGTGCCATGCTCTGCAATGTATCTAAGTTACCTTTGGATACACCAAAGCCATTAGCACTAATCCATTTTGCATTAGGTGCATTAAACTTTAATCCTGCTACTAATTTAGTGGGGTTAAAAAGATAGCCACTAGCAGAACAATCCATGCAATTATTTGTATTACTGTAAGGAGTTCCATTTTTTCTCACCTTTCTTATTTTACCTGTGCCATTACATACACGACACATCTTTGCTTCTGTCTTGTACACAATGTCAGAGTTTTGTTTAACATTATATTTAAAGTCTTCTACACTCATGTGAGGAGTAAATTCATTTCCCCACATGGCTTTGTCTTTAGGTTTTCTACTATAGATAACCCAAGACATTTGTTCAGGACTATTAAGATTAATAGGAGTATCTCCCATAAGTTTTCTTACTTGTACAGATAACCTTTCTTCTATCTCAACCTTCTCCTTCTCAAATTCTTTTCTTACGGACTCTAGAACATCTTGGTCTACCTTGAAACCATTCCTGTGTGTCCTAGCTAGAGTCATAGCTACTTTATTTGTAAGTATAACTGTATCCATGAGAGGTGAGTTAAGTAACTGTTTATACTGACTAGCACACAACTCTTGTGTTGCTCTCAAGTCTGCTTGTAAATATTCTTTTAACTCATCCTTTGGTATCTCATCTACACCCATGCCTTTGGCAAAGTATTCTTTTAGAGTGTCTTGCTTCTTTGTATTTAACTCATGTCTTTCTGCACAGGCTTCCAACGACAAAGAATATTTATCAGGGTTACCTCTGCTTAATACATACTCTGCTAACATAGTATCAAATATAACACCATTATATTTAAAACCACACTCCCATAACCACATTAAATCATATGTTATGTTGTGTCCTATTAATACTGTAGCCTTGTCCAATATATCTTGTACACCTACGAACCCACTATCCATATCGTAGATAGATTCGTTTCCATTGTCATCACGACAACCAACCATAACTAACTTATTAGTAGGTTCATATGGGTCTAGATATAATCTACCATCTCTTTTGGTTACTGTATTTTCTACATCTATTACTATCTTCATGCACTATACCTCGCTGTGTGTGGATTAATATTACAATTAATCATGCCATGCCAACCTGTAATCTTGTTCTTCACAACATTCAGGTGTCTCATATTAGATTGCTCATCTACTCCTTCGACATTCGCAGGTTGTCCTATAAGTATCATGAGGTCTGCTTCTGCTGCCTTACCTGTACGTGAGCCTTCCATCATAGCCTGATTAAGAACTTGTCTACCCTCTGCTTCTGCAGAAAGTTGTGACATATAGAATATAACACAATCATATTGTTTTGCAATCTGTCTTGCATATATTGCATTCGCTTTGAGTGCTTCATCAGGTCTTGCATAACCTGCCATACGTGCAAACTTATCTCCCATGTCTATTACTACGACATCAGGCTTGACACTCTTACACATACTTTCTACCCATGTCATGTCTTCTCCTGTCACATCTTTAATCTTTAGGTTAGGTGATACAATCTTGTATCTATCCCTAGCCTGTGATGGGTTATCCTTTATCTCATACTTATCCATGTTAGATGAAGCAGTAAGATATCTGAACCCAACTCTATCATAAGATTCTTCGTTACACAAGACAACACACTTAGCACCTTGCCTTGCAAAACCATTCTCTCCTACAAGCATAGAAGCATGAAAGGATGTCTTACCTGTATTAGGTCTAGCACCTATCTCTACAAGATAGCCACCATTGACACCCTCTACTTTCCTAGCTAACTCAGGCAGATTAAATGACCAACGTGTCTGTTGGTTCTGCTTTGCTATCAAAGTATCAAATGATATATCATCCCATTCAATCTTCATCTCAGGTGTGAAGTCATCATTATACTTCTCTAATAAATCACGCAATGGTTTCATACTTGTCTGTGTACCATTGACGAAATCAAAACCTAAGTTAGCTACATCCTCTCCTATAACTTGTTGAAACAGTTTAGATAACACATCTTGTGCTACATCTGTTCCCATAGGTGTCTGTCTCTTAATATCATTAAACAGAGCAGAGTATCCCTGCTTCTGTGCAGTTGTCATAGCAGGATTGCTAGACAAGAACAGAGCCTGTAACTCATCAGGTGTTACATCTCTATTATATTTTCTCATAGCTTTATCAATAGTATGCTTGATAGTTCTAGCATCTTTGCTAAACAATCTATCAGGACATCTCGCACCTCTATGGTCTTCATAGAAGTCTTTATTCATTAAGCTACGTAGTAGTGATAGTTCCATGTTGGTTCTCCTTTGGGGTTAGTTTGTTTAAGTTTATAAAGTCCTCTTCTGTTCTATACTTCAAATCGTCTTTGAGTTTTAACACTCTTACATCATCTACGTATCCTCGTAACTCTTTTGCAAAGGCAAGGGTCTTGGGCATTGCATCAGGGTCTAGAGCTATTATAGCAGTCGAGAACTGTGCTAGGTATCTCTTGTGTGAATTGCTTAATGATGTTCCCAACACAGCTACCCCTACATAAACACCATCGCCTACAACAGATGCACTCACACAATCCTCAACGACTACACCCACATTACCATGTCCGTAAGTAAAAGGCAAGTCACTTTTTCCATATCGTTTCCATTTGGGCAAACGAAATCCCACAGACCGACCAACTGCATCTACAATTAGTCCATCTTTCTTGATAGGAAATACAACTCTATTCTCTTTTACGTCATAGTAAAGTGGTATTCTTTTATAATCCAACCCAAACTCTAGTGCATATCTTACAACTTCAATCCTGTCGTTGTGATATACTACGTGTTCGGGCATATTAAATTCTTCTGACATCTTCTTAGTTTCAAATACAGAGTTCCTAATATCATCTACGGATAGATTAACTTTCTTTGTACCTGATATTGGACAAGAAGATTTGTAACAGTTCCAAACTAGTCTACCCATGTTGTTGGTTACAGTAAATGTTTTATAACCATTACAACTAGGACAGTTAATTCTTTTTGATTCTCCTACACTTATATGTAAATCATTTATTATATTATATATATTCATATTATATACTCTTATTGTAATTATTACGTAATGTCAAGGCATTTTCTGCACTAGCATACGTATTTTTCATGTAAGGCTTGACCGACTGTGGGTTTGCATGACCTGTAACAGACATAATCTGACCCATAGGCACACCTGCTTCTACCATTTCAGTAGTTCCTGTCCTACGTAAGTCCGATATACGCAACTCATTCGGTAATCCTGACTCTTTTATTATTCTTCGTGCCACTTTTGATAGTCTTTGCATGGCATATGGACTGTAAACACCCTTCATTGGTGTTGGATAGGGTGCAACATAAG